GGTCCCGGCTGGGACGATTGAGGTTGCGGCAACCGTCTATGAGGTTGGTGGCGCGTCCTACCGGCTGCCGGACACCATCACGATCTACAACGACACCGATGGCGGCGATCGCAGGCCGCGTACGGTGGGACCGTACTACGTTGACGGCGACGTTGGGAACGATGCGAACACCGGCTTGAGCTGGGCGCAGGCGGTCAAGTCGCCGATGCGTGCCTTGCAGCTGGGCCGCTCTGCCGGCGGCGAGATCGGCGGCCTGCGGATCAACTGTCGCGGGACCATCGTCGACATGGCCGGCGGCATCAGCGGCTTCGACTGCACGACCTCGGGCCAGTGGCGGTGCGAATGGGTCGCCGACGCTGCCGGCTGCTACCTGAACCCGCCCGACGTGCTTGCGGCCCGCTCCCTGCACACTGGCCAGAACGGCGCGGCGTCCGACGTAGTGACGTGCCGGCATCGCTGGATCGGCTTCCGCTGGGGGCTCATCAACTGCGTCAGCCGCACCCGTGGCGGCATCGTCGAGCACTGGATGGACGGCGGCTATGGCGAGGCAACGAACTACCTCGGCCCAAACCGCGTGACGGTGCGCTACGCGTACGAAGGTGTCGACGGCTTCTTCTGGGGCTGGGACGGCTTCCCGCTGCACGTCGGCCGCCGCGTCTTCTCGGGTGTCGACCTCCGGGGGGCGCTGGGAGGCTTCCAGGCGCATTCGTTCCTGTGGGACTGCCGCTGCCTTGCCTTCCTCGGCATCGCCGCACGCCTTGGCAGTGACGCCCCGCGCTGCACGAGCGGCGGCCTGCTCATGCAGTACGAGCGTTACGCCGCGCGCAGCGTCGAGGGCTTCGTGCGCATGGACGCCGACGCCACGCAGGGCAAGGGGCGGCCGGCACTGACGGTCACGAGGCCCGGCGGCTCGACGGCGCGCATCACGGGGCCGGTCGGCGGCTACGACTTCAGCATCGACGCGGCGGCGCTAGTCGGTCAAACGTACTGGGGGCTGCGTTTTTCTGGTGCCAGCACGCTCGGCCTCGACACCACGTCGGCGCACATCGTCACTGCCGTCGGCAACACTGGCGGCGCTCCGTGGGTGGAGATCACGGCACCGAGCGCGTTCCCCGGCAGCATCCCGGCCAACACGGCCAGTTTCTGGACTGCGCAAACGGCAACGTCTCCGGCTCCCGGCCGCGAGTACTGGTACTTGCACCCCGACGGCTACCAGATCGAGCGCGACTGCTCGCGCGACATCATCTTCGACTGTGCGCTCGTCGACGCTGCCGACCTGCAAACCTACTTCACGTCGTCCGTCGACTCCTACAACCTCGACCTCTTCCTCTTCGACAACAACCGCGACGACGGATCGGCCAAGCCCGGCATGGTGGCCAACTGGTTCGGCACGGACTGCACGAACAGCATCGTCCAGCGGTGCACGCTGACGGGCCAGTTCCAGAACACCAGCACGGCGAACGGCTGGGCCGGGACCATCGTGCGCGACTGCGTGTTCGGGTCGCTCGGCGGCGACATGGCGACGATCACTTCGCGCGGAGCCACCGTCGACCGCTGCCACGTCATCACGGGTAGCGCCTTCGGCACCAACGGCACGTCGGGGACTTGGTTTGACGGCAACCCGGCAGTGTCGCCGTTCAGCATGGAGCCGACTTCGGGCAACCTGGACACCGGGACGGCTCTGTTGGCCCCGCCTGCCGACTGGAGATACGGCACGACCGGAGCAACGAGGGGCGTCCTCAAGAACGTCGGCGACGTGAACTGGGCGCTGCTCACATCCGGCAACTCGGGGAGTGCTGAGCTGCTGGTGACGGTAAGCGCCTCGGCCACCGGCACGAACACGATGACCGGGGGTGCCTCCACAACCGTCCAGGTGGTCGCTTCGGCCACTGGCGCAGCGCAGGATAGCGGCGGCGGAGGTGCGCTGCTTTCCAACAACAGCTTTTGCCTCCTGCTCTAGCATGCTCATCACCAACCTCACGCCCCACCGCTTCACCGGCTGGGCTCGCGGCACCCACGACGGCCCCCGGCGCGACGGCGCGTTCGTTGGCGAGCCGCGTCCCGGCTCTCGCATCGTCTACGGCCCGGCGACGGGTCTTGAGACGCAGCTGGTGGACGTGCTCGTCAGTCTGGAGCCGTGGGAGTCTGCGACGATCAACCCCGACGTGCCGAGCGCGTTGGCGTTGCCGTTTCCTCCGCCTGCCGACCCGCTGTCGCACTTCGGCGGCCCGTTGCAGCTGAATGGCCAGTCGATGGCGGTGCGATCCTTCGCGCCCGAGGGGGCCGCGTGGATGTCGCACTGCACCGCGCGCATCGGCGAGCTGTTCCATGTCGACGTGTGGCTGCGCTGGTATCCCGGCGAGCCTTACGCCGTCGGCGAGTGCATGGTGACGGCGAGCAAGGCCGGTTCGCCGCTGCTGTCCGATGAGTGCCCCGGCCTCGTGCTGACGTTCGGCGACGGCGCTGTGCATCCGCTGGGCCTGCCGGTGGGTGCGCCCATCGTCGCGGCGGGCACGAAGTTCGGGGACGGGCAAGCGCGCGTCATCCCGTTCGCCGTGCTGTGGACGCGGCTCGTCACCGACCCGCAGCAGTTCGCCAACTTCATGGCCGTGCAGTCGCTGGGCATCAGCGTTCGCGGCTGCAAGCGTTCGTTCCACGACGGCAACCCGCGCTTCGGTGCTGAGTCCTCGGCGAACGTCTGGGCCGCCAAGCACTTCGGCCGCTCGGCGCTGGCGCTGCACACTTGGGATTCCCCGGTGCTCGGCCCGGCGCGCAACACGGGCCAGACGGGCGGGCAGGAGGACCAAGCGTTCGCGGGTGCCGAGTCGCTGCTTGCCGACGGGGCCGGTGCTGAGACGGTCAACTACCTCGCCGCGCTGCACTTCGCCGGCCACCCGTGCCACCACCTGGAAGCCGACGGCTCCATGGTGGACAGCATCACGCGCCCGCGCCTGCGGATGTTCTACTCGCGCCCGCACCGCAGCGGCAGCGACATGCTGGGCAAGCCGCGCGACCAGACCATGCCGGAAACGAACGGCTGGAACGGCCCGGATGCGCAGCACTGGTTCTTCTCGCGGCTGGCCATGGCGGCACGGTTCACGGGAACGCCGGCCACGCAACGGCTTCTGGAGCATCAGGCGCGCAACTACCTCATCCAGCTGACGACCACGCCGGGAGCGCCTACGTCCAAGGTGTGGAGCGCCCGCGAGGTCGGTTGGGAGGGCATCGCCGCCGCGCACCTGTGGCGCGAACTCCGCGACCGTGGCCTCGCCGAGCGGGTGCGTCACCACTGGCTGGAGCGCGCGAACTGGCTGTCAAGCCAGCTTCCCGTCACCGGCCCATGGGACGTGCTGGTCGACGTAGGCAGCATCGGCACCGGCTCGTGGTGGATGCCGTGGCAACAGTCGCTCGGAGCCTACGGCCTCGACTTGGCCTGCCGCGTCCTTGGCGACGGCGGCACGCACCTACCCCTCATCGCCGCCAACGCCGCCAAGCTGGTCGTGGACCAAGCCTGGACGAACGACGGCGCTCGCTGGGTGGAGTGGGAGCTACTGGCTCTCGACGGCCGCCGGCAGCGCAGCGACGACTTCCAAGTCGCCTTCATGTCGCTTGCCGTGCATACGGTGCTGCGCAACGAGCCGACGAACGACAAGGCCCGCGAAATCTGGCAGCAGATGCTCCGTGACGATGACGGCACGGGCAAGTGGCTGCTGATCTAGTCCAGCGATCGCTACCCGCTGGGACCGTTGGCCCGCCTCGGGGTTCATTCCTGCGGCGGGCCATTTTCTTACTCGCTCGGGAATGCCGTAGTCAGGGCCATCGACCAGCGGGCAAGTTCTTGGGTTGTCGTGCACCAGCACCCCCCGACCCGGAAGCGGCGCAGCTTGACGCCATGCAAGCCGTCCTTCGTCCATCGGTATGCGCTGGCGATGCTGACTTGCCGCCCGTCAGGCAGCTTGGGCACATGGCGCGGGACATCGGAGATGCGAACAGCGGTCTCGCCGGCCCACCATGGGTTGCCTTGGCGATTGGAGGAAACAGTGTTGGACATGGTGCGGCTTGATACCGCGAACGGAGCAAAGAGTCAACGCAACACCTCGGTAAAACAATGCAGCGCACGTCCGGTCCCACCGGATTCCCAAGTCCCGGATTTGGGACTGTGCCACTTGCGCCCCTGCGAATAGTCCGGTAGCGTCGTAGCCGTGAGCGCAGACCTGACGTTCCGGCCCGGCGAAAAGGCCCGACGCGACGCAGAGGCCGAGAAGGCCAAGAACGTCGCCAAGGCACGCCAGACCCTGTTCATCCGGGATGCGCTCACGAAGCGAGAGGCCCGCGACCTCATGCGCTGGGTGCTGCGGCTCGTCAACCCCGAGCGGCAGGACTTGGCCCCCACGTCGGGGGTGTTCAACCCCAACGCGATGACCATGGCGCACGACGACGGGCAACTGGCCCCGATTCGCCTGCTGTGGCAGCGCCTTGGCGAGCACGCACGGGAAGCGCGGTGCCTCATGGAGCAAGAGGACCACGATGAGCGCAGCCCTGTCCACACCAACTGACCAAGGCACAGCCACCGCCGTGGCACCAGCGTCGCCGACGCCGGCCCCCGCGACTCCCGCAACCCCTGCCGTCGAGCAGAAGGGAGAAGCGCCCAAGCCTGCACCGGAGACGCCGAAGCAGCAGACCGCAGCCGACAAGGTGCTCGATGCCTTGAAGCCTGCCGAGTCGAAGGAAGGCGACAAGCCCGCAGCCCCCGAGAAGTACGAGGCGTGGAAGCTCCCCGATGGCGTGAAGCTGTCGGAGAAGATCGACGCCGAGTTCACCACCCTGGCCCGCAAGGCCGGCCTCTCACAAGCGGACGCCCAGGCGTCACTGGAGAAGCTGGTGGCGGCCAACGAGGAGCAAGTCCAGACCGGGCTCCGCTCCCAGGTGGAGCAGTGGCACGAGGCTCTGAACGCCGACCCCGAACTCGGTGGCCCGAACCTTCTGACCAAGACGATGCCGTCTGTCCAGAAGGCTCTCAATGCCTTCGACAAGTCCGGGAAGGTCGCGGCGCTGTTGCAGAACGGTCTCGGAGTGCATCCCGACTTGGTTCGGATGCTCGACGCGATTGGGAAGGCCGTTGGCGAGCACGCTGACTTGGTTACGGGGCAACGGTTTGCACCGAAGGCAGCGACGGTCGACGACCTGTACGAAAACACGAAGGTGAAGTGACATGGCCGCATTGAGCACGCAGCTGCCGACGATGCTGGATCTGGCGAAGATGCTGGATCCGGACGGCAAGACCCTGGCGCAGATCGTTCCGATCCTGAACCAGGACAACGAGATCCTCCCCCGCCTGCGCTGGCAGGAAAGCAACGGTACGTGGTCGCACCGCACCACCTACCACACCTCGCTTCCGACGCCGACCTGGAGCAAGATCAACGGTTCGATCGCGCCTGCCAAGGGCACGACCGGGCAGAGCACGGACGGCATGGGCGAGATGCAGGGCTACTCGCAGGTCGATCCGATTCTCGCCGACGCCAGCGGCAACGTGAATGCGTTCCGCCTGCGCCACGACGCGATGCACATGCAGGGCATGTCGCACGAGTTCGCGCAAACGCTGTTCTACGGCAACGCCGACCTCGTCCCCGAGGAGTTCACTGGCCTGTCGGCTCGCTACGCGGCGGCTGGCAGCTCGGCGCTCCGCACCGAGACGGCCGAGAACATCTTGGACGGTGGCAGCAACGACACCGACAACACGTCCATCTGGATCATCTGCATGGACTCGGACATGCCGGGCGTGACGGGCATCTACCGTCCGGGCTCGCAGGCCGGTCTCAAGATGACGAACAAGGGCCTCCAGACGGTGTCCGTCGGCAGCGGTGGCGAGTTCGCCGAACGCTACGTGACGCACTACCGCTGGTCGTGCGGCATCGCCGTCACGGACTGGCGCAAGAACGTCCGCATCGCCAACATCGAGGTCAGCGATCTGACCAAGAACGCGGCGACTGGCGCGGACCTTCTGGACCTCATCATGCAGGGCCTGGAACTGCTTCCGTCTGGCGCGCAGTCCAGCGCGGTCATCCTGGGCAACCGAGTGGTCTCGTCGTTCCTGCGCCGTCAGTCGCGCAACGCGATCGCCTCGTCGACCCTGGGCTACGAAACGGTCGCAGGCAAGCCGGTCCTGACCGTCGGCGGCGTCCCCTTCCTGCGTTGCGACGCACTCACCAACGCCGAGTCGGCGGTTCCCTTCTCCTGATCCTGAGGACACGACAATGGTCATGATGGACAAGCTCCTGGAGTTCGGTGACGCTGCGGCGGCTGCGGCCACGGCGGGCACTGCGCTCGTTCTCCCAAACCAGATCGACACGTCGCTGACGGTCCCGGACCTCGGCAACGGCGAACCGATCTGGTTCGTGTGCAGCGTCGCCACCGCGATCGTCGCGGCTGGCGCTGGCACGCTGGAGGTGCAGCTGGTGTCGGACAGCACGGACACGATCGCCACCGACACCTCGGTGACGTATCACCTCCGCTCGCCTTCGATCACCACGGCGAACAACTCCACCAGCAACCCGGCTGGCAAGGTGCTGTTCGCCGCTCCGCTGCCGCT